GTGATACCTCAATCCTTCATTTCCGATTTGCTCAACCGTGTCGATATCGTCGATGTCGTGGGCCGCTATGTGCAGCTGAAAAAAGGTGGTGCCAATTTCATGGGCTTGTGCCCGTTCCACAGTGAAAAATCGCCCAGCTTTACCGTCAGCCCCACCAAGCAGTTCTATCACTGCTTCGGCTGTGGCGCGCATGGCACCTCGATCGGCTTCCTGATCGAGTACTCGGGCATGGGCTTTGTCGACGCCGTCAAGGACCTGGCGCAGAATGTGGGCATGGTCGTGCCGGAAGCGGACGACAAGATTCCGCCGGCCCAGCGCGCCCAGATCCAGGCGCAAAGCATGGCCCTGTCTGATGCCATGACGCAGGCCTGCGACTATTACCGTGGCCAGTTGCGCCACGCGCCCGAAGCCATCGCCTACCTGAAGAACCGGGGCTTGACGGGCGAAGTGGCCGCTCGCTTCGGCATGGGTTTTGCGCCCGGCGGCTGGGATAATTTACGCTCCGTCTTCCCCGATTACGACGTGGTAGCCCTGGCCGAGGCCGGTCTCGTGATCGACAAGGTCGATGAAGAGGGGAATAACCGCAAGCGTTACGACCGATTCCGCGAACGCATCATGTTTCCGATTCGCAATACCAAAGGCCAGGTTATCGCCTTTGGCGGCCGTGTCCTCGACCATGGCGAACCGAAATACCTGAACTCGCCGGAAACCCCCTTGTTTTCCAAGGGTTTCGAACTATATGGCTTGTTCGAGGCGCGCCAGGCCATCCGCGACGCCGGCTACGTGCTGGTGACCGAAGGCTATATGGACGTGGTGGCGCTGGCGCAGATGGGTTTCCCGCAGGCGGTGGCCACCCTGGGCACGGCGTGCACACCCACCCACGTGCAAAAACTGCTGCGCCAGACCGATAACGTGATTTTCAGTTTCGACGGCGACAAGGCAGGCCGCCGCGCCGCCCGCCGCGCGCTGGAGGCCAGCCTGGCCCACGTGTCGGACAATAAAACGATCAAATTCCTGTTCTTGCCGTCGGAACATGATCCGGACAGCTATATCCGTGAATTTGGCGCCGAAGGTTTTGAGCAACAAGTGCATGAAGCCATGCCGCTGTCGCAATTTTTGCTGAAAGAAGTGTCGGGCGAGCATGATCTGTCCGAGCCGGAAGGGCGCGCCCGCGTGCAGTTCGACGCGAAGCCCCTGTTGCAGCTGATGGCGCCGTCGTCCTTGCGCCTGCAGATCGTGCGGGGACTTGCGCAGCTGACGCAGTCCACCCCGGCCGAGATCGAAGCCCTGTTCGAGCTGGCCAAGCCCGTTGCCGTGGCGCGACGCGCGCCGCCGAAATCGGGTCGCCCCGTTCCAGTAGGGCTGGAATTGAAGATCATGCGCATGCTGGTGGCGCATCCGCCCTTGACCATGCGCATCGACGAAGCGGCCCTGACCGCCTTCCAGCACCTGGGACCGGACGCAGCCCACAGCCTGGGGCAGCTGGTGGCCGTGGGCCAGGCGCTGGGCGAGCATGGCAGTTTCGCCGCCTTGGCGCAGCAGTTGAAGGAGTTGGGCAGCGAATATGACGAGATCATCGGCGAGATCGCGGCCGGCACGGAATCCGATTACGACAGCGAATTGTCGTGGCTGGTGAGCACCATCCGCGAGATCAAGTTGAATGCCTTGAAGGCGGAATTGCAGCAATTGTTTGCGTCGGGTTTGCCATCGGAGAAAATTGGTGTACGCTACCGCGAAATCATGCAGGAGCAAGGCGATCTGGAGCGTGAGCGCGATGCCGAGTTATTGAATCGCTAATCTTGCTCTGGGGGTATGGCGCGCACTGGAAAAACATTTTTCGCGTGCTATAATTAAATGCTAAGTATTGTGTGCTTTGGCAAGCTAGTTCTGTTTCGTAAATAGTATTTGTTTTCAGTAAGTTAGGCTCTTGATCGGCGCGGTGGATCGTGTCGGCAGCCAGGGCCAACTGGCGTTTTCAGCGTTGCGGGCAAGGCTCGCGGACGCTGGCAAGCCGCGCCAGGCTCTCGCTCCCAACGCGGTCGATGCAGGAATTTTTGCCGAGGCGGCTGGCAACAGCCGGTGGACAGGAATTGCTGCGCTTCCCGCGGATCGTGGCCGATGAGGTGTAAGTAACGTAACAGTGTCGAATTTGCGTTGTCGGCAGGTTCGAAGATGGTGGTTCCCGCAGGTAGACAGGGAACTGGCAGCAAACTTTATCCTAATCCACCGTAAAGCAAGTCGTTGTGTAATCGAAAGCGCCTGTGCCAATCAAGAAACCCGAATCCAAAGCGGCTGTAAAGCCCACTAAAGTTACCACGAAAGCCGAAAAGGCGCTCGACCGGCCAGAAGCGCGCATCACCAGCGCGCCCGTGGTCAGCCAGACCACCGACGCCGCCACACTGGCGGCCATCGATACGTCCGGCTATGTCTTGCCGTCGGTAAAAGTGCCAGGCCGCCGCGGCCGTAAGCCAAAAGAATTCCAGCCAGAAAATGATGAAGTCGCCGCCCTGAACGCCGTCGAGCGGGCCGAACTGAAAGCCGTCGACAAGGCCAAGGCCAAAGACCGCAAGGCGAAGGAGCGCGCGCTGTTGAAGGACGCGTTCTCGTCCGACACGGAAGCGAGCGAGGAAGAACTCGAGCGTCGGCGCCAGAAACTCAAGACCCTGATCAAGTTCGGCAAGGAACGCGGTTTCCTCACCTATGCGGAAATCAACGATCACTTGCCCGAAAATATCGTCGATCCGGAAGCCATCGAAGGCATCATCGGTACCTTCAATGACATGGGCATCGCCGTCTACGAGCACGCGCCCGATGCGGAAACCTTGTTGTTGTCCGATAACGTTGCCGTTGTCACCAGCGACGATGAGGCGGAAGCCGCGGCCGAGGCCGCATTGTCGACCGTCGACTCCGATTTCGGCCGTACCACCGACCCCGTGCGCATGTATATGCGCGAGATGGGCTCGGTCGAGTTGCTGACGCGTGAAGGCGAGATCGAGATTGCCAAGCGTATCGAAGATGGCTTGAAAGACATGATCCAGGCCATTTCGGCCTGTCCCGTGACGATCGCCGAAATCATCGCCGCCGCCGACCGCATCGCCAACGAAGAGATCAAGATCGACGAAATCGTCGACGGCCTCGTCGATGAAAACGAGCCGGTTGCCACCGCTCCTGTCGTGGCCGCTCCCGTCGAAGAAGACGAGGAAGAGGGCGAAGCGGAAGAAGAGGAAGTCGAGGAAGAGGAAGAGGCGAGCGCTTCCGGCGCGGCCGGCTTCTCGGCCGAGCAGCTGGAAACGCTGAAACGCACGGCGCTGGAAAAATTTGCCGTCATTTCGCAGCAATTCGACAAGATGCGCCGCGCCTTCGAGAAAGAAGGCTACAACTCCAAGCCTTACGCCAAGGCACAGGAAGCCATTTCGCAAGAATTGCTGGGCATCCGCTTCACGGCCAAGGTGGTGGAAAAGCTGTGCGACACCCTGCGCGGCCAGGTCGATGAAGTGCGCCATATCGAGAAGCAGATTCTCGACGTGGCCGTGAACCGCTGCGGCATGCCGCGCGCCCACTTCATCAAGGTCTTCCCAGGCAATGAAACCAACCTGGACTGGGTCGATGGCGAAGTCAACGCAGGACACGCATACAGCGCCATCCTGGGCCGCAACATTCCGACCGTCAAGGAACTGCAGCAGCGTCTGATCGACCTGCAGGCGCGCGTCGTATTGCCGCTGCCGGACTTGCGCAACATCAACCGCCAGATGGCGGCCGGTGAAATGAAGGCGCGCAAGGCCAAGCGTGAAATGACGGAGGCCAACTTGCGCCTGGTCATTTCGATCGCCAAGAAGTATACGAACCGCGGCCTGCAATTCCTCGACTTGATCCAGGAAGGCAATATTGGCCTGATGAAGGCCGTCGACAAGTTCGAGTACCGCCGTGGCTACAAGTTCTCGACCTATGCGACCTGGTGGATCCGCCAGGCCATCACGCGCTCGATCGCCGACCAGGCGCGCACGATCCGTATTCCCGTGCACATGATCGAGACGATCAACAAGATGAACCGGATTTCCCGCCAGATCCTGCAGGAAACGGGCGCAGAGCCCGATCCGGCCACCCTGGCGATCAAGATGGAGATGCCAGAGGACAAGATCCGCAAGATCATGAAAATCGCCAAGGAACCGATCTCGATGGAAACGCCGATCGGCGACGACGACGATTCCCACCTGGGCGACTTCATCGAGGACAACAACACCCTGGCGCCGGCCGACGCAGCCCTGCACGCGTCCATGCGCGGCGTGGTCAAAGACGTGCTCGATTCCCTGACGCCACGCGAAGCGAAAGTGCTGCGCATGCGTTTCGGTATCGAGATGTCCACCGACCACACCCTGGAAGAAGTGGGCAAGCAATTTGACGTGACGCGCGAGCGCATTCGCCAGATCGAAGCCAAGGCGCTGCGCAAGCTGCGCCACCCATCGCGCTCCGACAAGCTGAAAAGCTTCTTGGAAGGCAACTAGAAGCCAATAGGGCTTGACGTGCGCCCCTGATACCCCTATCCTCGCGTGTCCGTTTCCAAAACGGCCGCGCGAGGCGGGCATCAACAGCGCCGCCACGCCGCAGTTCCCGGGCCTCTAGCTCATGCTTGGTTAGAGCAGCGGACTCATAATCCGTTGGTGCCGTGTTCGACTCACGGGAGGCCCACCATTATCTTGCAACTGCAATTTGAAATTTTTCGATTTGTGGTTGCGTTCTTCTTCTGCCAGCGCCTCAAAGGCCACGGCAGGGTCTACGCCAGCTTCTTTTACGATCTTCAGGGCCGTATTGAAGTCTGGCATACGCTCCCCCTTCACATACTTCACCAGCGTTGAGTTTGGCAGTCCCCACAGCTTGGACATCGCCAGCGTTGGGCGTCCCTTCATTGCATTTTCTATCAATTCCGCATAGTTCATAGTTATTTCCTGTTTGCAATTTACACGTTTGGACAATAATATGTATTTGTCCAAACGCGCAAATGCTTGTCCGTTTGGGTAAGTAAACGATAGCACATCTAGGTTGAATGTAAACCGCTCAGTCTCCGGCCCACGGGCCGCCTGTTTGCCCACTGGTACGCCTTGGGAGGTTTTTTTCGGTTGCCGATCTGTGCTAAGTGAAAAGTGTTTGACGGTAGTCGTATCAAAAAGTGTGCATGTTCATTAGTAGGGATTCGATATCGGTTCTTACTTTTTCTGATGTTGGAATGCTCGGGTAACGAATCGTGTGGTATCCGGCTTGTTTGAGCATGGCGTCTCGCTCATGGTCGTTCTGTTCGCGGCCGATGTGGCTGCGGTCGTCAAGCTCGATCACTGCGATGACGTTCATGTGGTTGCTGCATAAAACAAAGTCGATCACCTTGCGATTGAATCGATTTCGGGATTGCCAGCCATCTGCGGTGATGAGAGCAGAAAACGCTACTTGTGTTAGCACGATGCATTCAGGCAGTGCAGTTGTTAAGAGCGCGAACATTTGTTGCTCACGGCTTGTAAGTATTGGCCTTCGTTTTATCTGTGGTGACTCCGGTGATTTGGCTGAAACAAGCCTAAAAATCCCCGGATTAAAAAGCTTCGGAAATATTAGTGCAGTAATTACCACTGAAAGTAACAACATAAGTGTGTTCATAAAATTGCCATTAGTTCTAGATGGCAATAAACATATCACAGTCGTACTTAATCGTTCTAGCGGGCGACTCACTCTAAGGAAAAGATCATGAAAAATACCATTCAAATTCTGCATGTCACCCAAGTGGCTGGCCGTTCGAAAAAAACCGGCAATGACTACGATATGCGCATGGCGCAATGCATCGTCCATAAGCCAAACCGCGACACTGGCGTCATTGAGCCGTTAATCGGTGAACTGGTGTTGCCGGAGCGCTTCAAAGACACTCAGCCGGGTATGTATGAGGTCGAATTCGAAGTGTCGATCTCGCAAGACAAGCGTGTCGGCGCACAGGTCTTTTCTATCACTCCAATTTCCGCTGCTTCCCAAGCAAAACCCGCTGCAGCGGCTCCCGCCGTCAAGGCGAACCCAGGTCAACAAACCGCCTCGTAACTTCCCATGCCTTCCTGCGTTGATTCCACACAAATGACGGGGCCAGATGCTCCGTCTGGTGCTGTGCTGTACACGGTGTCCAGCGCTCCCACAGAGTTGTCTAAATGCGCCTATGTGGTTGAGTCAGGCCCCGAGTATTCGGCTGCTTTGGCTGCGCAGGATAAGGCCCTGGATATATTTTTCGTGGCGGCGGTGGTCGTGCTGTTCGCCTTGGGTTGGATTGCAGGGGCGCAACGATGATTTTGCTGAAAAATTTGTGGCCTGTTCTGTTTCTGGCCGGTTTGTTCGTCTGTGCTGTGTACCTGGCGAAGTACATTATTGCCCGTTTTTTGGAGCACAAATAATGTCTATTGCCGCTGCTGTCGGGTACGCGTTGAGTGCCTTTGGTGTCGGGTACGCGGCTGGTGCGATACAGCGAATTATCCGGCGCTCTATTGAAATTTTGGATTAGCAGTATTTTGACGCTCGGTCGTCGTCAATCTTATGTAGACCGCTATTTTTTAGGGATGTGCAAATGAACAAAAATATCATTCGTGGTTTGGCTCTGGTGGGTGCTGTTGCCGTGTCGGGCGCTGCTTTGGCGGTTGATGATCCGGGTATTGCTGCTATCACGGCTCTGTCCGGTCAAGCCGGTAGCTACATCACTGCGGCCTTCGCTGTCGCCGTCCTGGTCGCCGGTGGCTTCTGGGGTATCAAGATGATGAAAAAAGCGTTCTCGAAGGCTGGTTAAAATCCATCTGCATTACCAGGGCGGCTGCGGTCGCCTTTTTTTTCGGGTGTAAATATGAGAAACGTTATTTTTTTGCTGCTGTTTTTCGTTGCGAACAGTTCTATCGCAGGTATTAAGTATGTTGCGAATGGTGCGGAGGGGAGGGCAAGTTTAACTGATGCATGGCGCTTATGGGCTGCATCTGAGGATCGGCCTAATAAAGACGGTACGTGTGAACCCCATCCTACTGTTCCTGATATTTGGACTTGTAAGTTTACTGCGTGGAATGGCGGTAAGGGTACAGTTATTGTCGAGAAAAGAGGGAAGTGTAACCTTGGCGATTATGTCGGAATGTATAAATATCCTAGTGGTTATGGGCGTCCTAATAAGGATCAAACTAGTATTGAGTTTGTGCAAAAAATTTCGCATGATGGTAATGGTTTTCAAAACATTTACTGTATTAATTCTTGCCAAGCTGTGGTTGCAAGAGAGTCTGACGTAGGTAAGTTGCGCCAAGAATCATCGCCAAAGCCGGGCATTTTTCTTTTTGTCTACGATGTTAAGTTAACCGAGAGCGCGCAAAGCTGTAGCGTTGAAAAATTGCCAAATACTGACGTTCCGGCATATAACGGTAACGACACGCCTGTTGACCCAACTAATCCAACGAATCCTACTGACCCAACTAATCCAACGAATCCTACTGACCCGGGCGGTACTCCTGGTGGTACTCCTGGCGGCGACCCTGGCGGCACTCCTGGGGGCACTCCTGGGGGTACTCCTGGTGGCACTCCTGGTGGCACTCCTGGCGGTACGCCCGGGGGCACTCCTGGGGGAACTCCTGGCACGGGTACGGGTACGCCTGGTGATGGTAAGGGGAATGGATGCGGTGCCCCTGGTCAACCTGCATGTCGAATCGATGAAACTGGAATCCCCAGGATCGATGAAGATATGGGCGATAAAGGGTATCGCGCTGTCGAATCTTCGAATAAAGACAATATCGAAGGAGTTAAAGACATAACTAAGGAAAAGCTTGGATTGGGCGACTGGTTCCCTTCAATTCCTACTGCAGCTTGTAGTAATCCGTATGTGCCTAATCCTATCTCCGGTATAGCTGTAAAAGTTGATATTTGTGACTATGTAAATATATTCGCCAAGTTTATAAGCGGCGTAATTTGTTTCTTTGCGCTTATCGGCTCCGTTCAACAGGTTCAATCTGCAATGAAAGCTTAATATGCCTTTACTTGGTACTTTGCTTATTAATTTATGCGTCTTTCTGATTAATTTATTTTCCAGATTCATGATATTGGAGAAAGCTTTTAGGCTTTCTGCAATGATTCTGATGCTGTCGCTTGCTAGCGTCATGATCGGGCTTATGTATACCTGCGCTAAGGGCGTTTGTTCCCAGGGCATTTCCAGCATGGCTTCTTCGCATCCTAGTTTTGCTGTCGGCCTTGGGATTGCTTTTAATTCCACCACTTTCACTGCCGCTACTTGCTACGTCACTGTCTGGCTTGGCTGCCAGCTATACGTCATGCAGAAAAAAGGCCTGAATCTGGTTGTTAAATAGGCAAACGATATGGCTGTTTATGCGATTACTGGCAAGTTAGGAAGCGGCAAGGGCAAGGCTGCTATTGATCAAATTCGCCGTTATCTGCGTGATGGCAAGCGTGTTGCTACCAACTGCGACGTCTTCCTGGAGCACCTGATGCCAGCGCGGGATCGGAGCGTTGTGATAAGGGTGCCGGATAAGCCGTCTGCAGTGGATTTGTACATGATCGGCAGCGGTAATCGTTTCATCGATTTTGAGCCAATTTTGCAGCATGGCCGTGCCGGGATTACCGCTGTTGCGCCTTCGCCTAAGTTGTTGCCAGGCTTTGACGAGTCGCACAATGGCGCACTTCTCCTGGATGAGTGTGGTTCGTGGCTGAACACTCGGAATTTTCAAGACAAGGGCCGGGCTGAAATGCTGGAATGGGCTATCCATGCGCGTAAGTATGGATGGGATGTATTTTTCATCATGCAAAACATCAGTCAGGTTGATAAGCAGTTGCGCGATTCCTTGCTGGAGTATGTCGTGCGACTGAATCGTCTTGATCGTATGCGGGTGCCTGTTTTAAGCCCCGCCATTGCGTTGATGACTGCGGGGGCGTCGAACGGTAGTATGCCGCGCTTGCATATCGGTGTGGTGCGATTGGGGGCCTCTCCTGATGCTTTGGTGGCGGATCGCTGGTACTTCCGTGGCGATGATCTGAACAAGGCATACAACACGACGCAAGTTTTTTCGGATACCTATCCGCACGGCACGCATTCTTTGCTCTCGGCTTGGCATTTGTCTGCCGTTGCTGGTGTTCCTCCCGATTTCATCGGGCCATTGCAGGCGACGCCTGCCGCACTTCCTATGTTGAGCTATCGCGCTCTTCCTCCTAAGCCACCTCACAAACATATGACCAAATTTCTCTTTGCTTCACTGTGCCTTGGTGCCGCCCTGGGCGTGTTTGGCTATCACTTCGGCAAGCCAGTTCTGGCGCCGACGATTGTCGAAAAACAGCCCGAAATAGTTGTATCGAAAAATCTTACTGGCATCGGATATATCTCGCGTGGCAGCGATCACTTTGTCACCTTGTCGGACGGCCGCACTGTTACCGCGTTGCGCTTTCGTTTCATCGAAGGCGGTTGGCTTGCGTTGATCGATGCTGATACCTGGGTAAAGGGCGTGTCATGAAAAAACTGTTTATTCTGTTTATCTGGCTGCCGTGTGTCGCGTTCGCTGCTGGTCAGCCTGTTTCGATACAGCTTTCTTCTGTGTCGCTTGGCGCTTTCGCACAAGCCACATACAAGAACATGCTTTCGCGTGATTTCGTAATTTCACCGGATGCGATTGCCCTTGATCGCAAGCTTACGGTGTCCGTGTCTTCCATCGATGCTGACCGGTTGCCAACGTTTGTCGAGGGCATTTTGCGCGATCAGGGCATATCGTCTGAACTGCGCGATGGCGTCTACTATCTGCGTTCTGCGCAGTCTCCTGGTGCTGCTCCACTTGCTATCCGTCTACCTTCTGCAGACGCTCCGGTTATCGGTTCCCGTGCGCCTTTTTCCGATACGTCAGTGCCGCGTGCTGTGCGTCTCGATGCTGAAGAGGGCGCCGTTGATTCGATGGTCGTTGCTGCTGGCCGGCGGCGTGATACTGAGTTCGAGGTATACGTGCCGGCGAGTCGGTCTGCTGATTTTTTGGTGCAGGTTGTGGCTACTGCCTTCGGCCCTGGTAGTGCGGTTGCTGCTGGTCACCAAATTGTGCTTGCGGGTAGTTCGTCGGAGGTGAAGAAGATGCGCGTGTTGCTCGGTGCGCTCGATCAGTTGCCGCGTATGGTTGATGTGTCCGCGTCGTGGGTTGAGGTCACGGATAACGCCAGCTCGGGCCGCGGCATTTCCATCATGGCCAATGTATTGGGCGCGAAGTTTGGCGCATCGCTTGGCAGTGTCAATGCGGCTTCTGCTATCAGTCTGCGCAACACCAATTTCCAGTTGGTGATCGATGCGCTCAATACCGATGGGCGCTTCAAACAAGTGTCGAACAGCCGCATTGTGGGTGACGACTATCAAAAGATGGTGCTTACCGTGGGCGATGAAACGCCGACGATTTCCAGCACGGGCAAAGATAATTCCGGCAACAGTGTTCAAAACATCGTCTACCGTCCTTCCGGCGTCATTGTCGACGTGCTGCCAAAGGTGCTTGGCAACGGAAAAATCAATCTCGCCATCGACGGGCAAATTTCCAGTTTCAAACCAACGGCCAGCGGCGTGACGGGTTCTCCCACGTTGATTAAGCGCCAGGTGAAAACAGCGGTGACGGTGAACGATGGTGAGGTGCTGTTGATTGGCGGTTTGAACGATGCGCAAAACGTCGATAGCTCCACTGGCTTCTCTTTCCTGCCGTCTTCGTGGGCCGCTCGATCAGGTACAAAGCTGCATACTGATCTGGTGCTGATCTTGAGCGCACAAGTTCCGCGTACATCAGAAAAACGGTGACTTGTCACGCTAATTCCGGGGTGGTGGCACAAGCGGCCCGAAGGGCAAAATCTTTGAGGGCATATTGAAGTCGGCGGTTGATTTTGAAGTGAAGGATTCAGAAGGCCCGTGCGCATCGGAGCGAGGAGCGACACGTTTTCAAAGTTTTAGCGGGTAGTCTGCCGCCTCGTTTAGTGCCTCGTTGTCGCACGTCGGCCAGTACGGCCCATTCTGAAAAACCGTTTTGAAAGTATGCACATGAAACAGCTTGAGGATGACAAGACGATTGATCTACTCGGCCCGATTAAACGAGGCAGGGGGCGTCCGGCAACTGGCGCGGCAAAGACCAGCGCACAGCGGCAAAAAGATCGCAGGGATCGCTTGCGTGACGATGGCAAGGCATTTTTGACGGTGCATGTAGATGCGCAGGTGCTGGAAGGATTGAAGGCGTATATCCGCTTCAAAGACATTACGCCGGATCAGGTGATAGAGAAATTATTGCGTCAGCAATTGCTGCGCAAACGGTAGCGGAAAGCTTCGGGCCGCTATCTGCGCGCAGCGCGGGTGGCGGCGCGAAGCGCCGCTAAACTTGTATAAGGGACACTCAAGAACATAGCAGTAGAAATTGCAGTTACGGGCAAGTGCAGCACAGGATTTTGAGTAAAGATTTTGCGACAAAAAAAAGCCCCGGGCATCTATCAAATGTCCGGGGCCTTCGATAAACCTGCCGTTACAGGACTACCGAATGACCGAATTAGATTATGAAAACGCCTTAGCGTCAATTGATTTCTCGTCTGCGGACCAAGCTGCGCAACATCGCCCCGACTGGTGGGACGATGAGGGGATCAAGAATACATGGAACGATAACTATACGGCCCGCAAACGTGTTTTTCCTGACGGACAGTGTGAGGTGACGGTGACAAAGGAACGGCACTTTGTAGGTCCGGCTGGGCTGCTCAAAACGAAGGCTAAGCGTGGTGAGTCTGAGCATAGGGAGGCAAACGACGATGATGCTGGGCGTCGGGCAAAAAAGAATGTCCGTCTTTGCTGCAAGCAAATAGGCGCGGATCGCATGGTCACATTGACATATCGGGAAAACATGGTTGATCGGGAAACCGCGCTTAAGCACTGGAAGGCATTTTGCCGCAAGCTGGGTAAGCACAAGCAATTTCACTATGTTGCTGTCATTGAGGAACAGGAACGTGGCGCGCTGCATTTCCATGTGGCAGTGGCCGGTCGGCAAATGTATGCGCTCCTGCGCTCGATTTGGCAAAGCGTCTTGGGCCTTGGGCCAAATGGTGAACAGATGGGGCAAGTCAACGTCCGCGATCCGCATCGTTTTGGCTTTGGTGTCACTGGCGCGCATAAAATCGCCAGTTACATTGCCAAGTACTGCGGCAAGGAAATGCAGTGTCGTGCGCTTGATCAAAAGCGTTATTTCAGGTCTAGGGGGATCGTGGTGCCTGAGATTCAATCGTGGCGGCTGCTTGGCTGCACATCTATGCTGGCGGCTGCTCAAGCGGCTTTTTCGGCCATTTCTGGGCATTCTATGGAGGGTCTGCAAACGTGGTGCAATAACGGTCTTGGCGTCGTTTATTTGGCGACTGCGCCGGGTTCGCCGGATTGTATGGAAGAATGTCCATTTTGATGGCTATTCGCTTCCGCGCGGGTCTCTATGTCTGTGGATGTCAATGATAATTTGGTTTATTAGCGCATCGGTGTCGGATGTGGTTTGAGATTTTTCTGATTGGATAGACAACACTAATAGTTGTACTTCTATGTCAAGTAACTGCATTTCACTTACCGAGTTTTTTATGATTGTAGCGAGTTTTTTCCCTACTGCTATATGGGACAGGCTATCAATAGAATTGGTATCGATAGAGCCGTTTTTGATCATATTTCCTGTGCTCATGATTTCTCTTCCGTGAAATTAAGAACAAGTTGAAATGCTGAATGGTGTTTCAAAATTCATATTGATCGTTATCAAGTCTAACAAAGATTGACATATTTTTAAGCACACTTTTTAACTTAGCGCAAATAACTTCGTTGTTGTATAGTTTATTCAAAGCAATATTTAAGGATTTTTAGATGGCTGGATTAGTTCTTGAAACTTTGCATGGAAAGACTTGGTTGGATGCCGTCGAGCGTTGGCTTTCCGAGAAATCGGATAAGGCTTCCATAAATTCAGATAAGTGCATTTTTCGATGGTTAGAGCCTCTGTTGGCTGAATATGATATAAACGATATAAATCGTTCTGTGGTGGACGCAGTTACCAAGAAAAAACGTGCTACCGGCGTAAAAAATGGTACGGTAAATAGAACATTGGCATTGTTGCGCTCCGTGTTGATCAGGGCTTGCGTCGATTGGGAGTGGGTTGATGCCATTCCTAAAGTGCGATTGCTTAAGGAGCCGGATCGTAGAGTGCGCTATTTGACTCAAGATGAGGCGTGCGCTCTCCTGGTCGAACTACCAGAACATTTGTCGCATATGGTGGCGTTTAGTCTTGCTACGGGATTACGTAAGGGCAACGTGATTGGCTTATGTTGGTCTCAGGTCGATCTTGTGCGCCGGGTCGCTTGGATTCATCCTGATCAAAGTAAGACACGGAAGGCTATTGTTGTACCTCTCAATGACGATGCCATGCGCGTGCTTACATTGCAGTATGGCCGTCATGCGGTGCGCGTCTTTACGTACAATGGCGAGCCTGTAATCGCTGCTACAACGGCAGCTTGGTATAAAGCGCTTAAGCGTTGTGGTATTGATGATTTTCGTTGGCATGACTTGCGACATACTTGGGCCAGTTGGCATGTTCAGCGTGGTACCCCATTGCATGTTTTACAGGAATTGGGAGGCTGGCAATCGGCACAGATGGTTCGGAGGTACGCTCATTTTTCGGCGGGGCATCTAGCTATTCATGCCGCTAATCTTCCTGTTTTGATGACGGCCGACAATGGCATGATTGGGGTGGGGTGA